CAAATTCAGTCATTGATGGATACTTCATTCTAAGAGTCAAATCAGCATCAAGAACAATATCTTTAGAGTGATCTTTACCCATCTGAACTTTAATATCATCAAGATTGATTACAGTAGGAACTTGTGTCTCACCATCATCTGGGCAAGTTACAAGAACTTCTACATCCTCACCAACAGACTTGCCCCTGATATTGAGGAATAGATACTCAATATCAAATGTAGAAAGATCATCTACCTTTACACCACGGGTGAGGATACAGTCTTTAATTACATCTTTTACTGCTGTAGCAATTTGTTTCTCATCCTCACTTTCCATAGCGATGATAAGAACCTTCTCTTCACGAACTAGGAAGGGTCTATACTTAATTTTCTTTCCAGACGAAGGCAATACCAACTCATATGTCGGTGTAGAAATCTTTGGTAATGGCATAATATGTTATTCAGTATGATTATTTATTACCCTATATCAAGGATTGTTTATGCTGACTTTCTGCGTATTAAATCAGTTACCCTATTATTTTCCCGGATAGTTGCTGTTCCATCCAGACCGTCTCTAGTTGTACCTGGAAGTTCAGTGGTTGATGATCTTTCAAGTCTTCCTTCAGATTCTCGTTGACGATTAAGGACTTGATCTGCATCAAGATAATCTTTTCCTATTTTGTCAGGTTCTCTATTTCCAGATGTACCTTTAGATACAGAATAACTGTCATATTTACCCATAAGATACCTATCAAAACTAAATGTAGCGGTTGCTTTTAATACTTCAGATTGTTCATACCTAACTTGAGTGGAAGTTAAATCAATTGGAAACAATCCAATAAATTTATATTCTATCTCTTTGTTGTAGTCTCTGTCAAATTTAAAAATTTTTGTTTCATCACACTTATAATCATGAGGATATTCCATTCTCATATAATAATCTTTATTTGATTGACGATTCACTCTAGATGTTGAACCATTAGCGATGAATTCCATCCAATGCTCAAGAAACTTCAAAGTATTGTATTCATTATCAACATAGAACTCAAGTTGAATTTGAGTGAATAGTCTTGTATGTGCCATCTTTTCAGACACACCCATATGATTGCCAATTATATCTGCCGTGGCAAGTCTACTACCAGGAAGAACCGCACTATTACATAGTAATCCAGCAGTCTCTGTAATAAATCTACTGTCAAGACCCCTCACTCTGAGATGCTGTCTCAACAGAAGAGGTAGTCCAGCAAACATCACTTGATAATGAGAGGTCTGTGCAAGATTAGTGAAAGTTGGTTTAAAGTCTGATATTCTGCGAGGTCTTACCACTCTAAATACCTAATATGATTCTGTTATTATTATTTAGATGGCATATAAGGGTAAATATTCACCGTCGTATCCTAGAAAGTATAAGGGAGACCCTACAAACATAGTGTATCGTTCCTTATGGGAGCGCAAGTTTATGGTCTACTGTGATTTGAATGAGAATATCCTTGAGTGGGGTAGTGAAGAAATAGTCATGCCCTACAGATCACCTGTTGATGGTAGAGTGCATCGTTACTTCCCAGACTTTTACATCAAAGTAAAAGAATCTACGGGCAGAATCAAGAAGATGATTATTGAAATCAAACCCAAAAGACAATGCTCTCCCCCATCAAAACCTAAGAAGCAAACAAAAGGATATCTTCGTGAGGCATATGAATATGCCAAGAATCAAGCAAAGTGGGAAGCAGCATCAGAGTGGTGTAAAGATAGAGGATATATCTTTCAGGTCTTCACTGAAAAGGAACTAGGTATTAAGTAATGGCAAGGAACATCAAATCTGGTGGACGACTTGGTAAAAAGTATTTCTATGTCTATGAGACTGGTGAAGTAACTTCCAGTAATGATCCAGATATTGAAGTAAGTTCTAATGTTTATGATAATGGTATCAGGAAGGACATTCGTGAAGAAGAAGACAGACCGACAGATACTGATGAAAATGTTAACAGGATTCGTGGAGTTGTTGACAGTTTAGGTAGAAGAAATAGGAGAATGCACCCTACTGATATAATGCAGGCACTTATCATGGCATTAGAGCCTACTGAAGGTGTGCCTCAACCTGATAAATACTACACATACATATATAACGCAAAGACTCCTGGTATTCGTTATGATCAGCATCCATTGGTGCTTATGTCCAGTGTAGGAACTGAAGGGTTCACCGCTTTTAGTTTGCACTGGAGGATGATGAGAAAATACACTTATCCAGAAATTGCGAGTAGTCTTTACGAAATTTATCCCTCGGAAGTAAGTGATGCCTTGAGACTTCCAACCGCTTACTATCTGACAAATAACTAAAGTATCTAATGGCAAAGTTAGACAATTTTTCCTCATATCTTAATAATAGCACCTCAATGTCCTCTAACCAACCATCAAATGGTGGTTCTGAAGGCGGAAATACTAGTGGAGGAAATGGTGGGGGAACTGGAAAGGCAACTAATGGTAATAAGAAACCAGAAAATAAAAAAGCAAAACTAAAAAGTTACAGATATCCATACGATCGTATTGAAAACGACATGGATTATCTTAGGATAAAAATAGCACAATATAAAGCACCCCTTGCTGCTGGATTTCCGTTAGATATAGCAAATGTAAAACTTAATGAAGATAAACAGGTAGATGAGAGTGGATATGGTGTAAACAAGACTGGGTTAAAAAGGATATCGGAGTCTACCGGAACAAAAGCGAATAGACCTGGTTTGAAAAATCCAATATATCAAATGGTTTTACCAATTCCACAACAAATTTCAGATATCAGCGCGATAGACTGGACAGATGGAAAGATGAATCCTCTTGAAGCTTATGGATTAGCAGCAACATCTTCAATTATTAAACAAGGTGGATCTGGTGCTATTGAAGCTGGTAAAGCAGCAATGGGTTTTTTAAGCCAGGTTGGTTCCGATCTACAAGGTGCCTCAGGCAATGCAAACATTAAGGATGCACTTATAGCAGCAATTTCGGGTCAAGCAATTGGTGCCTTGGGAGGTAATGTTAGTGCCAATCAAATTATTGCCAGAGCAACTGGTCAGGTTCTCAATCCAAATTTAGAACTCTTATTTAATGGTGTGAACTTGAGAGTGTTCCCATTTACTTTTGAATTTTTCCCAAGAAATCGTCACGAGGCAATTGAAGTAAGAAATATTATTAAAGCTTTGAAGTATTCTATGTTACCATCAAAGAATGGTTCTGAAGGAGTTTTCATTAGTGCGCCATATATATTCCAACTTGAATATATGAAAGGTAATAAAAACCACCCATTCTTAAATCATTTTTTACCCATGGCATTAACAAATATGTCTGTAAGTTATACTGGGTCTAATACATACTCAACATTCTATGATGGATCACCAACTCACATTAGAATGGATGTAGTCTTTAAAGAACTCAATCCAATTTACAAAGAAGATCATGATTTACTTGGAGATGATGACACCACAGTAGGATACTAAAATGAGTTATTTCAGAGAACTACCAAACATATTTTATCAGTCACAATCAAAAGATAGAAATTCTTCTAATGATTATGTTCTGGTCAAAAACCTTTTTAGAAGAACTAAGTTACGTGATGACCTTCAGAGTATAGCAACTATCTTCAACAAATATCAAATTTCTCCAGGAGAGAGACCGGATACTATTGCAGAATACCTTTATGGCGATCCGGGTCTTGATTGGGTAGTGATGATGACTGCGAACATCATCAATGTGAGGGATCAATGGCCATTGTCTGATAAAGAACTGTATAATTACGCTGAGGATAAGTACGGCACAAAATTAAATGATGTCCGTTTTTATGAAACTACTGAAGTTAAAGACTCATCTGGTAGACTCATTCTACCTAAAGGAAAGATTGTTGATCAGGACTTTAAAATTCCCAATCCATCAACACCAACTACAGACCTAAATCCAGTTGTATCTGTAAGCAACTATGTGCATGAAGTGAGAGAAAATGATGAGAAGAGACAAATTTTTGTTCTCAAACCAGAGTATCTTGGTATATTCCTTGAAGATATGAGGAATGAGATGAAGTATGGTCGTTCTTCAGAGTATATAAGTAGCAACGTAGCAGCAACTAGAAATACTAGAAACACATCCGCAGAATAAAAAAGGGGGTCGTTAGACCCCCTTCTCTGTATCAATCTTCTGCCAGTTTGGCGAAGTATGATAGAGCATCGTCTTCATCTTCAGTTTTGTTTGACGATAGAGTAATGTCTGGACTATTGAATCCAGCATCAGTCGTGGTAGATCTAGTATCGCCACGGTTAGCAGCGTTAAACTCTTCTTCCTGCTCAACAGTTTCTTGGTCTTGGAAACGAGGAGTACCCTTGTTACCTAGAACATAGTCAAGACGCTTCTTCAGAGTGTCATAGTCCTTGAACTGGTCAGCAGCAACGAGTTCTGCCAGGGAGTATTCTTTCTTCCAGAGTGCTTCCATAGCATCATCATCCTCCAACAAAGCAGAGGTGCGTGCAAACTCGGAAGAATCGTAGTTACGATAACCAGCAACATTCTTTGCCTTCAGTTTAAAGTTTGCACCTTGCCAGAAGTCAAAGGGATCAATTGCTTCCTCATCTTCAAACTCAGGTTGCATAGCAGCGGTGAGTTTGTCAAAGATCTTCTTACCAAATTTGTACAGGAATACTCCACCCTCGTTAGAAGGGTTAGCAGGATCTTTGACAACGTAGATGTTTGCCATGTAAGTCAGCTTACGCTTCTGCTTACGTGCCAGTTCCTTACCTGCATCGGTGCCGTTGTTCCACAGCATCGTGTTGTATTCAGACACAGTGTCCTTCTGACCTAAAGATGTCAGAGAGTTTTCAATGTACCAACCACCAGGACCCTGGAAGGCGTGGGAGTACAGTTTCACGAAGGGCAGATCTTCTCCATTGGGAGCAGGAAGGAAGCGGATGACGGCATAACCATTGCCACTCTTATCACATTCAAGTTTCCAGAGACGATCGTCTCCAGAACTACCTGCTTTGTTCATTTTGTCAACTTCTTTGACCAGTTTGGCGGTCAGAGAACCCAGTTTGGATTGCTTCTTAAGATCAGCGAAAGACATTCAGATTACCTCGGATTTATTTGGATTTGGGAGATTTACTTAGATAGTATAACGAAGTTTTGCTCAAGTGTCAATATGATCTTTGAGCGATTCAATGGTCTTTGTCATGCTACCGAACAAAGTCTTAATATCTGTGGATGGAGGAAACCCCATCATCAGAACAGACTTCTGTAAGTTCTCTTTCATCTCAACCGCTTTAGGGTCGTCTGAAAGAGAAACTCTAGTATACATCACTTGCTGCTTTTCTAGCAAGTTCTGTAACATTTCAATGTGTTCAACTTTGCTATCACGAGTCATAGTACCAAAAGACATTGCATTTGAATAAATCTGCTCTTGCAGTTCATTAATTTCTTCCAATTCTTTTTTGATAATATCAGACTCAAAAAAATCACTCATTTACAATGTCCCTTAATAACTTCTTGTAGTTGAACACATCAATATTTATGAAGGGACCATATTTTTTGATTTTCAAACTGACGGTTTCCCACACGGGGTCGTCTAGTTTCTTGTCAAAGTCATTACTAAAATGGAAAATTTTGTCGTAGATCACGAAGTTTTCTAGCGATAATCTTCCGCTTAGATACTCCTTCAGAATTTTTGGATGTCCTTTGGAACAGTTGAATAGACTTTCTAATCTGTTCTCCGAGAGTAATTCGTTGCTTTGTTCTTTGAACAAGTAAGTTGAACTCTGCCGTCGTTTCATCCACTCGGCGTATGTTCTTTCTCCAGAATTGATAATTTCTCCAATCCATAAGTTCTGTGGGTTATCAGAAGCAGAAAAGTTAGATACAAGAAAGTCAACGACTTCACTGTCATCATACTTTCGGGAAGTTTTCTCAAACCAATACTTATCCTTTCTCTTATTAAAAGACGCCATGGATGCCCGTGATTTGGCACCATAGCGAAAGAAGTCGTATTTTGGATTTGTGAAATGATTTTTTAGTGACAAATAATGTTTATAAGTTTCAAAAGGCGTCACGGTCATAAAGGAAGTTTTGCTCGCGATGTTTTTTTCATGAAGTTGAGACGAATAGCATCCCACTTCAAACGCTCTTTCAAAGGTTTAGAAATGAGCTTCGTTACAGAGTCTACCTCAAGACTATTGATTTCGCAATAGTGGCAAATAGCATCAATGTAATTGAATTGTTCTTTAGCAACAATCTTTTCAATCTCCAAGGCAAACTTGGAGGGAGTTAAGAACTTGCTTTCAATGACTTTTTCTAGTTCTTTATTAGGTTCCATATTCCTCCAGTTTATCTCTAACAAACTTTCCAATGTACTCGGTAAGAAGTTTGATGTATTTTGATTTGTCTCGTTCTTCATAGACGACGCATTCTCCATTTTCACAAGCCATGATGATTATAAGTTTTTTGACTGATATGCCAGTCAGTTCGTACAGCATACAACCATATGCCATGCACTGCACAAAGTAGTGGTCAATCCACTTTCGTGGTTTTGGTTTTGCTGATGTCTTAAAGTCAATTATTGCTAACTCGCCGTCATATTCAGCGATACAATCAACTGTCCCTGCTATACCAAGTTGTTTACTGTACAGGGAACCTTCAAGGGCGTAAATATTATTTATACGTTTTAAATTTGCTTTAGAAATCTTAAACAAAAAGTCAGAAATAGGAGGAACCTCAGGAAGTTCTTCATTTTTCATATAATATTCAACCAAAGTATGCATATCAGTTCCACGTTTTGTTGCACGCTTTGTGATACGATCTGCTTCCTCATTACCAACTCTTTTACGCCACTTCACAAAGATGTCTTTGTTAAAATGACTTGTGACTGAT